TCAGGTCAGGGATCAGGTCAGGGATCAGGTCTGGGATCAGGTCAGGGCTCAGGTCAGGGATCAGGTCAGGGATCAGGTCAGGGCTCAGGTCGGGGATCAGGTCAGGGCTCAGGTCTGGGATCAGGTCTGGGCTCAGGTCAGGGATCAGGTCAGGGCTCAGGTCAGGGATCAGGTCTGGGATCAGGTCAAATACTTCACGCCGGGCGAAGAAAACCTCCTTTATGATTCCGGATGGGTCAGCTTCTATGACTTCTTCCGCAAAATCAATGTTGTCAAACACGATAAATTCGATAAATACACAAAATACCTGCAGTGTGGCGTTTTCTACACCATTTTCCTGGACGGCCTGGCTATTCTGTGCGGTCCCCCGGAATATATCCACCGGGATGAACGTAACCGTCTGCACTGTGAGGACGGCCCCACTATACGCTGGAAAGACGGCTACGGCAACTATTTCTGGCATGGAGTATCTGTGGGTCAAAAGCTGATTGAAACACCGGGGCAAATCACAAAAGAGGACCTCGTTAAGGAGGAAAACGCCGAGCGCCGCAGGGTCATGATGGAAAAATTGGGCATGGAACGGTTTGCTGAGTTGTTGGACCTAGAGGAGATCCAAAGGGAACCCATCGGGCAGCAGGAAGCGGTCTTATTCCGGACCAGAAAGATCGATGACATAGCCGGAGAACACATCCAGTTTGTGAAGGTGGTTTGTCCATCTACCGGTCGGGTTTATATGCTGTGTGTACCAACAGAAATAACCAGCGCTAAGGCTGCAGTCGCATGGAGTTTTGGGAAAGATGCTGAAGATTACAACCCGGTGGTGGAGAGCTAATTGAATAGCGATTCTTCCATACACCAAACCGCTGAAAAGATGGGCCGGGCCGAAAGCATGGGGATCAGAATTTACTACCAGGGGGGTCTTAAGGTTGACACCCCCTGGCCCATGAGGGAGATACCGGCTCCCGCCCGGCACATCCTGGGTGAACTAAAAAAGCGGCAGGTCGAAATACTGGTCTACCTAGCCAACGCCGACCAGGTACCGGATTTTGAATTACAGTTGGCGGCACTCGGGGCACTGGGTCTCCAGTTGGCCTATGACCCGGAAGATGAGATAAAAATCCACTGTAAGCCCATACCGGACGAGCATCTACAAGTTGCCGGCATCCTATTGGATAGACTCCTCCGGAACCATTACAGAGCGCTGGTTGAATATCTCAAAGCTCAGCCGCAGCCACCCCCGGCTCCAGGGTGAATCCCAGTGAAAGCATCCCGGCCGGAATGTAAGCAAGCGGGACACTGCAGGAAGTTTGAATTTGACTGTGGGCTGTACCCGATATCCTTACACCTCTGCCGGCAGAGAGTAAGTAGTAAATAAGGAGGATCAATTGTGAGCATTAAAATAAACAAGCTTGAAATCGAAAACGTCAAGCGCGTAAAAGCTGTAAAAATTGAGCCGACAGCGAACGGGCTGACAATTGTAGGCGGCAAAAATAACCAGGGCAAAACCTCTGTACTGGATGCCATCGCTTGGGCATTGGGAGGGAATGCTTATAGGCCATCTGAGGCACAACGGGAGGGTTCAGTGATCCCTCCTACCCTCCATCTAACCATGAGCAACGGGCTGGTGGTTGAACGTAAAGGGAAAAACAGCGATCTGAAAGTAATTGACCCCACCGGACAAAAGGGCGGCCAGCAGCTGCTCAATGAATTCGTTGAGCAGCTGGCCCTGGACCTGCCGAAGTTTATGCAGTCCACCAACAAGGAAAAGGCAAATACCCTCCTTCAGATTATTGGCGTTGGAAACCAGTTGGTTGAACTGGAGCGGCAGGAAACCGAAATCTACAATCAGCGCCACGCTATTGGCCAGATTGCTGACCAGAAGAAAAAGTATGCCAAAGAGCAGCCCTATCATCCTGATGCACCCAAAGACTTGATTTCTGCTTCGGACCTAATTAAGCAGCAGCAGGATATTCTGGCCAGGAACGGTGAGAACCAGCGCAAACGGCAGAATCTGCAAAATATTTCCGACAAAGTGAATAGACTATCCAACCAAATAGCCGCCCTGCAGCGTGAATTGGATGCCGCGATAGAGGATCAGAAAATTGCGCTAAAATCGGCTATTGACCTTCATGACGAGAGCACAGCCGAGCTTGAAGAAAACATCGCCAATATCGAGCAAATCAATGTCAAGGTCAGGGCGAATCTGGACAAGGACAAAGCTGAACAGGATTCCCTTGAATATGCCAACCAGTACGCAACCCTTACCACTCAGCTGGATAATGTCAGGCAGGCGAAAATAGACCTGCTGAAGGGTGCTGACCTGCCGCTGCCCGGACTCTCTGTGGTAGACGGGGAGCTAACCTACAACGGCCACAAATGGGACAATATGAGCGGTTCTGACCAGCTTAAGGTGAGTGTAGCCATTGTCCGTAAGCTAAATCCAAAATGCGGTTTTGTCCTCATGGACAAGCTGGAGCAGATGGACATGGACACCCTCACCGAGTTCGGATCCTGGCTGGAAGCAGAGAGCCTGCAGGCCATCGCCACCAGGGTCAGCACCGGGGATGAGTGTTCTATCATCATCGAGGACGGGTATGTTAAGGATCCCGAATATGACAATAAATATGGTCCTGTTACTGATAAGGATAAAGAGTTGCCTAATCCTGTTCAGGAAGCGCCGAAGTTTCAGAAGGGAGTGTTTTGATTGACTGAACACAAAGAAATTATTCTCGGTCTTTGGGGACTGGTTGAGCGAGCTGGGATAAACGAGTTTATCAATTTTTTAAATGAATCTGATTTCTTCCAGGCTCCTTGCTCTACAAAACATCATTTGGCCAAAGTAGGTGGATTGGCGGAACACAGCTTAAATGTTTACAGTCTGCTACGTGAAAAAGTAAATCGTTTCGGAATTAACGTACCGGAAGAATCAGTAATTATTTGTGGTCTTGGCCACGACCTCTGCAAGGTTAATTTTTACCAGGAAGGTGGAGATCCTTGCAGCGATTCTCAGTACAACTATCTCAGCAGCTTATGGTCACAGAAAAAAGGTTTGGTTGCTGAGTTTAGCGCCGACGTACTTTTAAAAACATTTGATGAAAACGGACAGTTTAAGAGGTCGATTCCCACGGCAAGTGCAACGATTTTGATTGATTGGCTTAAACGCCGGCCCATGGAACCATTCCCTGAATTACCCGCTGTATTCTCCGTTAATGATAAACTCCCACTGGGCCACGGAGAAAGATCCTTGAGCATTCTGCAGGATTTTATCAAGCTTACCGACCATGAAAAACTTGCCATCAGGTGGCACATGGGTGCCTGGGACTTGAGCGACTATTCCGGCAGATGGGCTTTTAATAACGCCACTAAAATGACGCCTCTTGTGGCTCTGCTTTCAACGGCAGATTTTGAAGCAGGCAGTGTTTTGGAAAGAGAAGAGGGGTGAAATTCAATGGAAATCTCAAGCGGAATCATAGACGGGGCTCAAAAAGTAGTTATTTATGGCCCTGAAGGAATCGGTAAGTCAAGCTTTGCTGCCAAGTTCCCGGGTGCGTTATTTGAAGATACTGAGGGCAGCACCAAGAAATTGAATGTAAGGAGAACGCCGAAATCAACCAGTTGGACAATGTTGCTGGAGCATGTCAAAGATATCAAAAACAACCCTACTCTTTGCGACACATTTATTATTGACACCGGAGACTGGGCAGAGCAGCTATGTAAAGCCCAGCTGTGCTCCAAGGCAAGTAAGGGCGGCATTGAGGACTTTGGATATGGCAAGGGTTATACCTACCTGGCGGAAGAATTCGGCCGACTCCTTAACGCACTATCAGAGCTGATCGACCTCGGGGTCAATGTGGTAATCGTGGCCCACGCTCAGATGCGCAAGTTCGAGCAACCTGACGAAATGGGCGCTTATGACCGCTGGGAAATGAAGCTGGAAAAGAAAGTTTACCCGTTGGTAAAGGAATGGGCCGACATGGTTCTTTTCTGCAACTACAAAACCTATGTCATTGACGCTGACGGACAAGGGACAGCCAAGGGGACCAACAAGGTCCAGGGCGGCAAGCGCGTGATGTATACAACCCACCACCCCTGCTGGGACGCCAAGAACCGGCACGACCTGCAGCCGGAATTACCCCTGGACTACAGAGAAATAGCACACTGCATTGTAACCCGGGGGGCATCTACAACGAAATCAAATCCGGTGCCGGAAACGAAGCCGGATGATAACAAGGTTAGGTATTGGCATCATCCTGAATCCAGTTGTGTCTATACTGCCACATATGCGGATGTCGAGGGCGGTGACGGTATGTCATGTGAAATAGACAAGGCTGAATACGAACGGTTACTCAAAAAGTACAATCAAAAGCCAGTAACGAAACCTGAAACCAAACAGGAACCACCAAAAACTACTACCACCATGAACCTGAGCGATATACCGGACGATCCCCTGGCTGATGTGCCGAAGGCCCTTGCCGACCTTATGCGGCCAAACAATGTCACTGTAGAGGAAATACAGCAGGCTGTAGCCAGTAGAGGTTATTACCCTCAGAATACCCCTATCAGTAACTATGATTCAGAGTTTATCAACGGGGTATTAGTCGGGGCCTGGCCGCAGGTGTTCGCCATGATTGAGCAGCAGAGGGTAATATGAGCAAAAAGAACAGCGTATTTACATATGCAGAATTAAAAGAAATGCAGTCATGGTCACTTGAAAAGAAAATTGAAAAAGCTCAGGAAATAATCCGCGACACATTCCGCAAGGGGAAAAAAGTTGCTTTCGCGTTTTCGGGTGGCAAAGACAGCACGGCATTGTGGCATTTAATCCGCGATACTTGCCCCGAAGAAGCATCTAATATGATCGTTATTTTCGGGAATACAGGAGTGGAATATCGCGAATCACTTCTGTTCGCCCGTCAACTTGGGCAAGAATGGGGCGGCGAAAACTTTTACGAAACTAAACTTGACCGGCTGAAAGTACCACGACTGAAATATGAAGCACAGAAAGAAGTTTGGAAGCTTATTGAAGATAGTGAACAAGCCAGTAAATATCTGAACAAGAAAGGCCGCTTGCTTAAGACAGATAAACTGAACGAAGCGGTAACGCCCGAAATGTGGGAAGATTTTCGCCGCCGTAAGCTTGTATGGGAAGCGGGAACACCCGTAAGCTTTTGGTTTATCGCAGAACAATATGGATTCCCAATACTCGGTAAGGCAGCAACGAAACTTGACGCGCCGCGACTCAATATTAATGTTTTTTTGAAATACAGCACGGAAGAATCTAAGGGTAATGAAGCTTATTATAGCATTCTTCGCAAACTCCCTGATCTACGGATAAGTCATTCCTGCTGCAATTTCATTAAAGAACAGCCTTCAAAAAAGCTTCAGCGTAAACTAGGCTGTGACACACTCTTTCGTGGTCTACTCGCAAGCGAATCAAGGCGCCGGACTTTCACTTTTCTTGACTATGGATTTTTGTATGAAACGAAAGGCGGATATCTGTATTCAAATCCACTTTCTATCTTTACGGATGAAGATGTGTGGGAGTATATCAGGACCCAAAACTGCCCCTATGCTCCATTATATGATCTGACAGATGAAGATGGAAAAAAGCTATTCAAGCGCAACGGATGTTATGTCTGCGGCACTGGTTTGGCTTACGAAAGGAACAATATTGAAATCCTGCGGAAATACTACCCCTCAAAATGGATGGCTTTGATGAAATACGGTATGGCCAGGGAAATGAAAGCATTTGCATGTGCTATTAGTGATGACATAAAGCTAAACCATTTAGAGCATGACTGGCTACTGGATAGGCGACCCTGTGCATTTGATAGGTTGACGCCAAAGAAAAACTTATTAAATGATCTGCAGTATGGGACATTGTTATTTTAAGGCAAGAAAAAAATAAAGGAGGACTTTTAAATAATGACTGACCGCGAATTAGGCTGGGAAGATCAAATTGAAAACGATGGTCCCGATTTTGAAACATTTCCGGAAGGTGATTATGAATTTGAGGTTGTCGGGTTTGAGCGGGGGCGACACGCGGGATCGGAAAAGATGCCTCCATGCAACAAAGCTACCGTGAGTATCAGGATTAAGGGCGCGGCCGGCCAGACCACTATTAAGCACAACTTATTCCTGCATACTAAAACTGAAGGACTACTATGTGCATTCTTCATGGGTATTGGCCAGCGGAAACACGGGGAGCGGCTTGTGATGAACTGGAATACGGTTGTTGGCTCTACCGGTAAATGCAAGGTTGGTATTCGCAAATTCAAGAACGACAAGGGCGAAGAACTGACGTTCAACGAAATCAAGAAATTTTATGAGCCGGAAGATAAACCAAAATTTCAGCAAGGGAAATTTTAGAGCATGGAACTTAGACCTTATCAATTACAGGCGAAGGCATCCATACAGGGGCAGTGGGCCAGCGGGGTACTCAAAACCCTGCTGGTGCTGCCTACGGGGACAGGAAAAACCATTGTTTTTTGCAGATTGGCCGAGGATTGCGTTCGGGATGGTGAGCGTGTTTTAATACTTGCTCACCGCGGGGAGCTCCTTGACCAGGCAGCCGATAAACTGAGCCGGGCGACCGGGTTAGGTTGTGCAGTGGAAAAGGCTGAAGAAACTTGCCTGGGCAGTTGGTTCCGCATAGTTGTGGGGAGTGTCCAATCCCTGATGCGAGAGAAGCGACTTAACCAGTTTCCCAAAGATTATTTCAGCACGATTATCGTCGACGAAGCCCACCACTGCATAAGCGATAGCTACCAGCGGGTCCTGGGACATTTCAACCAGGCCAAGGTGTTGGGTGTTACCGCAACCCCCGACAGGGGTGATATGCGCAACCTGGGGCAGTATTTTGAGAGCATGGCCTATGAATATACCCTGCCGAAAGCAATTAAAGAAGGGTATCTATGTAAAATCAAAGCGCAGACTATCCCCCTTAAGCTCGACCTTACCGGCGTAGGAATGCAGGCCGGGGATTACAAGGCCGCTGATATTGGCACAGCCCTGGACCCATATCTGTATCAAATCGCGGACGAAATGAAAACAGTCTGTCAGGGACGGAAAACTGTCGTGTTCCTGCCACTTATCAAAACCAGCCAGAAGTTTCGAGATATCTTGATTACCCGTGGATTCCGGGCCGCAGAAGTTAACGGTGAAAGCCAGGATCGGGCGCAGGTATTAGCAGACTTCGAGGCCGGAAAATATGACGTTTTGTGCAATTCCATGCTACTTACAGAAGGTTGGGACTGCCCATCGGTGGATTGCATTGTGGTACTCCGGCCAACAAAGATCAGAGGCCTGTATTGCCAGATGGTTGGCCGAGGCACCCGGCTTTTCCCGGGCAAAGACCATCTACTGCTATTAGACTTCCTCTGGCACACCACCAGGCATGAGCTATGCCACCCTGCACACTTAATATGCGAATCTCCGGAAGTGGCCGAAAAGATGACAGAAAACATCGAAGCGGCCGGCTGCCCGGTTGACCTTGAAGCAGCTGAAGTTCAGGCAAAAGAGGATGTCGTGGCAGCCCGGGAGGAAGCTCTGGCAAAACAACTTGCGGAAATGCGGAACCGGAAACGTAAACTGGTGGATCCGCTGCAGTTTGAAATGAGCATCCAGGCCGAGGACCTGGCGAACTATGTTCCGTCATTTGGCTGGGAGATGGGACCACCTTCTGAAAAACAGGTACAGACACTTGAAAAGTTAGGCATATTCCCTGATCAAATTGAATCAGCTGGGAAGGCCACAAAACTACTGGATCGTTTGGATAAGCGCCGCAGCGAAGGACTGACAACTCCGAAGCAGATCCGGTTTCTGGAGGGCAGGGGGTTCCATCACGTGGGTACCTGGCAGTTTGAAACAGCTAAAAAACTCATTGACCGCATAGCTGGTAATGGATGGCAAGTACCAAGGGATATTAAGCCGGCAGAGTATAAGCCGATAGTGGAAACCGGCAGAGATATGTCCTGGGGAGGCTTGTAAGATGAACGAGTATAAAGATTTCCACCTGTTTTGCGGGATAGGCGGCGCCGCCCTGGGATTTAAACAGGCAGTGTCTGAGTATAGAGGATTAGTAGGCAAGTTCAGGTGCCTGGGTGGTATCGACGTGGACCCGGAGGCCTGTGAGGATTTCCGGAACCTTGTCGGGGCCCCGGCCACACAGATGGATCTCTTTACTCATGACGACTATACAGCATTCCATGGCCATGAGCCCCCAGAAAAGTGGCGGGAAGTCACCCCGGAGGAACTTATGGCAGCTGCTGGCGGAGAGTGTCCCGATGTTGTATTTCTTAGCCCACCGTGTAAGGGGTTTTCTGGACTGCTACCTTCTGCGAAGGCGGCCAGCTCAAAGTATCAGGCCCTTAATAATCTGGTTGTAAGGGGGCTGATACTGACCCTGCAGGCCTTTAAAGAAGATTTGCCGGCGGTTATCATGCTTGAAAATGTGCCTCGGATAACTTCCCGGGGGGAATTTCTTTTAAAGCAAGTCAAAAGCCTGCTTGGCTCTCATGGTTATGTTTTTCATGAAGGCACCCATGACTGCGGGGAACTGGGAGGCCTGGGCCAGCACCGAAAGCGGTACCTGCTTATAGCTAGGCTACCGGAAAAGATGAGCGCTTTTATCTACCGCCCACCGAAACACCGGGTTAAGTCCATCGGGGAAATCATCGGACCTCTGCCTATGCCTGACGATCCGGTTGCAGGGCCGATGCATAGACTTCCTCGTCTTAAGTGGCTTACATGGGTGCGCTTGGCGCTTATTCCTGCCGGGGGAGACTGGAGGGACTTGGAGGCACTGGCCGGTAAAGAATGGCATAAAAATGCTTACCGGATTATCCCCTGGGGGAATCCCGCCGGCACGGTAACCAGTGGGGGGGCTCCCAGTTGCGGGGCGGTTACTGTAGCAGATCCCCGGCTTGGCTATGATCCCCGTCATGGTGGTTGGCAAGTAGCACCCTGGGACAAGGCCACCGGTACTGTCGTGGGGAGTGCCAGGGTTGGACATAGTAATGGGGTTGCTGCGATAGCAGACCCAAGATTACCAGAGCGGGATAACAGGCATCCATCTGTATATCAGGTGGTTAAGTTTGATGAGCCCGGGCCCTGTGTAACAGGTACCCGTTTTGGTAGTGGAGCGCCAGCCATTATGGATCCGAGAACCGGAGGAGGATATTCAAACAAATATAAACTTCTCAACTAGGAAGAACCGGCCACCACTGTTACTGGAACCGAGGATATACAGTCAGGGGCGCAATCAATCGCGGACCCCAGGACCGGTTTTAAACCCGGCACCCATCACGCTATCTATCGTGTCGGTGAATGGGACCAGCCGGCCAATACCATTACCGGGGCCATGCGGCCAAACAATGGTGCTCCATCCGTAGCCGACCCACGAATGGGTTGCAAGGCCCGCAACGGTACCATGGGCGTTCAGTCCTGGGATGAGCCCGGGAAAACAGTGATCGGGGCAGGAGACATTCACGCCGGGGCAGCTGCAGTGGCCGACCCAAGAATACCAGCCGATAATGACCGCCCCGACCCGCCACCGGTGATAATATCCCTTGACGGCACCTGGCACAGACCTTTGACAACGCTGGAACTGGCAGCCCTCCAGGACTTCATGATAGTGATGCCCGACGGTAGCCCCTTAAAGCTAGCCGGAAAGAGTGACGCCAGGTGGAGAGAAAGAATAGGAAATGCTGTACCGCCCAGGGCGGCCAGGGCTGCGGCGACTGAAATATTATTTGCTTTACTGGTCAGCGAGGAAGACGGATGGACCCTGGGGGCTACTGGGGTGTGGGTAACTCCGGAAACCGAGAGGGAAAATCGTGGCCCATACATCAGCAATAAAAGCGACTCGGCTAAAAGAGCGTAAGTAAAGGAGGTGGTCTTTATGTAACCGGCGGCCAAAACCACCAATGGGTACGGCCCCTTTCCAGGGACAAAGGAGGTATTCACCGGCAACCTGGGGATGGGTAAGTAAGTGTTTTATTAACAAAGTAGTAGATCGATACCGGCCCCTGCTTTGTGGAGGGCAGGGGCTACTTTTTAAAATAATCCGGAAGGGTTGAGATAGATGGACACTCTTATAGCTTATATACAGGCAGGCATGAAGCAGGTAAATAAAGGTGTTAACAAATACGGCAGATAGGTGAGCGGAAGAAGATTAAATAAAGATATCTGTTTACTGCACACTTTAAAAAAAATGCGAAGCAGCGGGGGTGAGAAATTGAAAATAGCAAGGGTATTCCCCAGGATAACAAACGCCACACCGCATGATGAATATACCTTCTTTGATTACCCGGGGATGTTTTTGCCTCCCATTGATGAGATACATATATCCGTAGCCTTTACATACGACATGGACAAGGCCCACGAGTTGGCCGAGCAGTGGCAACACATTGCCCCTGTAAAGATCGGCGGACCGGCCATGGATGAACCTGGCGGTGAATTTGTACCTGGTCGATATATCAAGGAAGGCTATGTAATAACTTCCCGGGGATGCCCAAATAGATGCTGGTTCTGCCGGGTGCCCATTCGTGAGGGTGGGACGATCAGGGAGTTGAAAATCAAAGACGGCAATAACATCCTGGATGATAACCTTCTCGCCTGCTCAGATGAGCATATCCGGGCAGTGTTCGCAATGTTAAAAAGGCAGAAATATGGCAGGCCAATGTTTACTGGCGGATTGGAGGCCAAGCGTCTAAAAGATTGGCACGTTGAATTACTAAGATGTCTGAGACCAAAAGAGATATTTTTTGCCAATGATACCCAGGATGATTATGAGCCACTGGTAGATGCCGGGAAAATGCTTTTGAGGGCTGGGTTTACCGTAAGCTCTCATACTCTGAGAGCTTACGTACTGGTAGGGTACCCCAATGATACCTTCGAGAAGGCTGAGGTTAGGCTAATGCAGACAATTAAAGCTGGGTTCATGCCCATGGCTATGCTGTACCGGGATAAAAAAGGGCAAGTAAGCAGGGAATGGAAAAAATTTCAGCAATTTTGGGCAAGGCCTGCAACGGTTAACCTGAAATTAAAAGCCATATAGTTGATGAACGTTCCAAGAAACGTATGGAGGTGCACCATGGACACCATTAAAATCCGTATATTGAAAAACGTCCGGACTGACTTCCTGTTTGGCATCTCATCGGGTTGCCGCCTGCAAAGCCCGGCACGATACTCCGGAGAGGCATGGAATACACGGCCATGTCAAATAAAAATGGTGCAATCTCCGGCCTTTGCGAGAATGGGGAATATTTGGGGGTTAAACCAGGGGAGTTTGAATTTGTGGAAGCTCCTGAATGGGTGTTGAAAATTCACAGGGCGAAGATTAACTGATTAAGAGGGGTGATATAGATGCCAGCAACTGCACAAAAACCAACTGACGATATACTGCGTGACATGGCTATACAACCGAAGATGACCTTCGCCAGGATGGCCCGGGAACTGGCGGTAGACCGGAAAACTATCCGCCGCTGGTGTAGGGATGCGGGAATCGAGGAGTGCGGGAAGACTGCAGTCGTTACAAATGAAGCGGAAAGTGTTACTGGGGAAACAGAAAGTGTTACTGGTGAACCGGAAAACGTTACAGACAAGCCTTTTGCTGAAACCTCACTATTAGTAAACGTCCAACCTGATCCGGACATCAAAATAGCGACTCTGGAAAACAAAATTTCCTGGCTTATTGAATGGAACACCTTATTCCATGACCGGCTAAGAATGATGGAGGACGCTATGGTTGGCGCCGCCTGCCCTGTACCTTACATGATGCAGCCGGCCGTGCAAACAGCACCACCTGATCTATTTACCACTATGCTTAAGGTGGCGTATAAGCTGGGGGCCGGCGAAGAACTGACCAACGATGAGCATGATTTCTTTGCCGACTTCTGCATGATGACCAGGGCGGCAACAGCACATGATTTTATCCAGATGGAGCGGCTTATTGATAACCACTGGCACCGAGGCATGACTATAGCTGAATCAAGGAAATATCACCAGGAAATGAAGAAAAATACTTTTGTTGCGGGTAATATCAATGAATGAGATTGAACTGCTTCAATTTATAGACCCTTCCCTTTTAGATTACCAGGACTGGGTAAACGTTGGCATGGCCCTTAAGGATGCGGGCTATACAGCCTCAGATTGGGATAAATGGTCCCAACGTGACCCAGGCCGGTACCACCCAGGGGAGTGCTTCCGGAAATGGGGGAGCTTTCACGGCTCTCCCAACCCGGTAACAGCCGGCACTTTGGTTCAACTTGCCAAGGACCAGGGCTGGGTACCGGAACCTAAGGACACTGGGCCCGGCTATGAGCTTGAATGGGATTCCATCATTGGTTCCAAAGATGACCTAAAAATCATTGAAACAGCCTGGGTAGAGGGCCGGGAAGTAATAGAACCGGAAGGGTGGAATCCCGTTGAGCACCTGGTAAAATACCTTGAAATACTGTTCGAGGCATCGGAAAACGTGGGCTACGTCTGCGACAGCTGGGAGAAGGACGGCAAATATCTGCCTACAAAAGGATGCTGGGACCGCACGGCCGGGGAGCTTATTCAGCAACTGAATAACTGTAACGGAGATATAGGTAGCGTTCTGGGTGATTACAAGCCCGAAGTGGGCGCATGGATTAGATTTAACCCGTTGGACGGTCGGGGAGTCAAAAATGAAAACGTAACTGACTACCGTTATGCCCTGGTTGAATCAGATGATATGGAGATTGACAAACAAAACGCCATCATCCGAGAACTGGAGTTGCCGGTGGCCTGCCTGGTGCATAGTGGCAAAAAAAGCCTTCACGCTATCACAAAAATAGAAGCAGGTAACTATGACGAATACCGCAAGAGGGTGGACTACTTATATGCCGTGCTGAAAAAGAACGGCCTTAAAGTAGATACCCAGAACCGAAACCCGTCCAGGCTTTCCCGCATGCCTGGGGTGATGCGGAATGGCCATAAACAATTCCTTGTAGATATCAATATCGGCAAAGAATCATGGAAGGAATGGCAGGAGTGGATTGAAGGTATTAACGACGACCTGCCGGAGCCGGAAAGTATGGCTGAGGCCTGGGACAACCTTCCGGAACTTTCTCCATCACTTATCAATGGCGTGCTTAGACAAGGCCACAAAATGCTTTTGGCGGGACCCAGCAAGGCCGGTAAGTCATTCGCCCTTATAGAGTTGTGCTGTGCCATTGCTGAGGGTAAGAATTGGCTATCATGGATGTGCGCCCAGGGCCGGGTAATGTACGTCAACTTGGAGCTTGACCGAGCCAGCTGTCTACATAGATTTAAGGACGTATATACAGCCCTGGGATGGCAGCCCAAGAATCTGAGTAATATCGATATCTGGAATTTACGCGGTAAGTCTGTCCCCATGGACAAGCTGGCGCCGAAGCTGATCCGGAGGGCCCAGAAGAAAAATTACATTGCCATCATCATTGACCCCATTTACAAAATCATCACCGGTGATGAAAACAGCGCTGACCAAATGGCCCACTTTTGCAATCAGTTTGACCGGGTATGCACAGAGCTGGGTGCGGCCGTAATCTACTGCCACCACCACAGCAAAGGAAGCCAGGGCAGTAAGCGCAGCATGGACAGGGCCAGCGGTTCCGGTGTATTTGCCAGGGATCCCGATGCGCTGCTGGACTACATAGAACTTGACATTACTGAGGACCTGCTGAAGCAGGAGGAAAACAAGGCCGTCTGTGCTGTGTGTGTGGCCTGGCTAAGCAAACACGTAAAGAACTGGAGCGAAGAAGTATCCCAGGACGATCAGTGCAGTGAGAAACAGCTCCTGCCGGCCTGTGAGCGCCTTTTGGGATTAAATCTATACCAGGACATACTGCCAGAGGTTTATGCTGCCAGGCAGGCCGTACAGCAGCGGACAGCGTGGAGAATTGACGGTACATTAAGGGAGTTTCCGAAGTTTAAGCCGGTAAATTTGTGGTTCGATTATCCTGTGCATTATGTGGATACTATCGGGGTTTTGAAAGACGTTGAGGCCGAAGGCGAGAAGCCGCCGTGGAAAAAGGCCATGGATAAGCGGAAGCCCAAAGAAAATAAGCAAAAAGACAGGAAAAGAGCTGTCGAAGTTGCCTTTGAAGGATGTAATTTTGGAGAGACAATTACCGTTCAAAACATGGCAGAATACATGGGCACAACTGAAAAAACTGCCAGAAATAGGATAAAAGAGCACGGTGGATTTATCATTGAAGATAATATCATTACAAGGAAAAAAACATAAATTAAGTTATTTTCCCTAGCTCTTACTTCAGGGAAAATAACATCAAATTTCCTTTCCCTGAGTTTTTTCCCTAGACAAATATTCAGGGAAAAAACATAAAACAAGTTATTTTCCCTAGCTCTTTAATAACCAAATATTAGGAATATTTTCAGGGAAAAAAACATGAATTACGTTATTTTCCCCAGGGAAAATTTCAGGGAAAAAAACACTATCCTATAATCCTTATTTTCTTTTCCCTCACGTGAACGTCAAGGGGTAAAGTAGTCGTGCGTTAAGCTGGCGCACGACGACTCCTTCCCCTATCCTTGACTAAAGGTTTTCTAAAACAGAGAGATGGAAGAAAAGTAAAATATTAACAGGAGGAAAAAGTAAAATGGATACTCAAAGCATAATCGCCATTGAGGAGTTCAGCGGCAAATATAAAATCAATGAAAATTACAGGCCGATAGCGGAGGCGCTCGTTGAAAAGTATGACGAACTTAAATATGTGCCGGTTAAAAACATTCTCTTTATTGAAAATACAGAGGACAAGCGCAAAAAGAATAACTCAATCGTTTATGCGCACATAAGTAAATTGCCTGGTAAGTGGGAAGATATCATTTATCAAATCACCAAAAAGAATTTTGAGTATATGATGGAAATATTCAAGGAAAACACTATGCAAATGAGTAGGACCCAGATTATTGCGCTTATTTATCATGAGCTTAAGCATATTCAACTGGTTAAATCTGACCAGGGGCCTAAAATTGATATCGTCAGACATGATGTTGAGGATTGGTTTAACATGGTTGAAAAGCTGGGGGTTAATTGGGCGGCCAGCACTAAGGGACACATACCCAATTTGCTGGATAAAGATATCAACTGGGAAAATATTGAGGGTCCGGCCAATTTATTCCCAGCTGAACCGTCGCTTAGGTTGGTGAAGTAGATGGAAATGAAAAGATTTACTGAAACCAGCGCACAGGGAGGAACAGCAATAAAACCGCTTGACCCTGATTGTGGTGCTTGTAATTTTGAGTCAGATAAAAGGTGCTTCAACCATCTAGTGGCTATGTTACAGAGATTAAAGGCGTACGAAGATTCAGGTTTAATGCCAGAAAAAATTACTGAATTGTTAGCCGAGAACAAAAGATTGCATTTAATTGCAGAGGCGGCACCAAAGCCGATGTGTTTAGGTGAATCAACCTGTGGGGGGTGCTGGGAAACTTGCCCGGCATATAGGTGAGGTAATGCGGACTGAATTCTTTCTCCCGATGATTCCCCCGACTGTCACCCAGCAGGAGCACCAGGTAACCTGCAAAGATGGTAAACCTGTATTCTACGACCCACCGGAACTTAAAGCGGCCCGGGCAAAACTACAGGCCCACCTGGCCCAGCATGTGCCGGCTAAAAAATATACGACTGCGGTGCAGCTGGTGGTGAAGTGGTGCTTCCCCATCAAAGGTAAACACAAAAATGGTGAGTACAAGGCTACTAAGCCTGATGCGGATAACCTGCAAAAGCTGCTTAAGGATGTTATGACGGATCTGGGTTTTTGGGTTGATGATGCGCTGGTAGCTTCCGAGGTAGTGGAAAAGTTCTGGGCCGATATGCCAGGGATTTATATAGCTATTAGGAATATTCCTTAGCGTGGAGGTGACATCTTTGTTTGATGATGAGGAGTTGAAAGACATAGAAGTAATAGCAAAAATGGTGGCTGAACAGGGCATGGAGGAAACAAGAGCAGCCTTGGAACGAATAAGAGAGAGAAACAGACAGAATAACTTAGAGCGTTACGGCTGTGACTGTCCAGCGGCTAAATGTTTCGCCAGCTGCCCCAAATATCTGACCCATGATAAACATGCTGATCTTCTTGACTTCTTAGCGAGGACAAGCCCACCTGACGGCAGTGTAAAGGATTATCTACAGCCGATGCCAGCACCACCGGCAAAGAGCGGAGGAAGTAAAAACGGAAGGAAGCGAAAAAAGCCACCAACAGAATTTATGAATCCGTATTTACCGTAAATTGGTTGACAAAATATTTGGTTGACTGTAAAATAAAATTGATTTTCGCGCCTATTTTTAAATGGGTGCTTTTTCTATGCCTAAAAGCGGCCAGGCGAAACGCCCTGCAGTTGATGACGAACTATAGGGAGAGACACACTGGCCGCTTTAAATATTTGGAGGTTGATTCTGATGGGCAGGCCGTTAACCGACAAGCAAAAAATGTTTGTACTTGAATACCTTGTCGATCTTAACGCCACTCAAGCGGCAATCAGGGCGGGGTATTCGGAGAGGACAGCTAATAGAATTGGGCCTCAGTTGCTTGTCAAAAGTTGTATCCAGGAAGCGCTTAAGAAGGCCATGGACGAACGCTCAAAAAGAGTTGAAATAACCGCTGACATGGTGTTAAAAGAAATTGCTAAGCTTGGATTCTCAAACATGAAGCAGTTTGCGAAGTGGGGGCCTAACGGAGTTAGGTTGATACATTCAGATGAACTCACAGAAGATCAGGCCGCATGCGTGGCAGAAGTGTCCGAATCAACTACTGAATTCGGAGGTACAGTTAAATTTAAGCTGCATGACAAAAAGGGTGCTCTCGAATTGCTCGGGAAGCATCTCGGCATGTTTAAGGATAATGTTAATCTCAACACTAATTTGTCCGTCCAGATCGTAGATGATATAAAATGAACCTGTCCAACATAATAGCTCCGTCTTTCCACCCTGTACATAAAGCCATAAAAGCTAATCAATACGTCCATTATTGGATTAAAGGAGGTCGTGGAAGCACAAAATCATCCTTCGTGGCCGAGGAAATTGTTCTCGGCATCATGAAGGATAAGACAGCCAATGCCGTGGCCCTACGTAAAGTTAAGGACACTTTGAAGGATTCTGTGTATGAACAAATATCCTGGGCAATTGAAGTCCTGGGTGTTGAGCAGTTTTGGCACAAAAGTGTAAGTCCGCTCAGTTTTACTTATATACCGACCGGGCAAAAGATACTTTTCCGTGGCGCTGATAAGCCTAAAAAGATAAAATCCATCAAGTTTTCAAAAGGCTACTGCAAATTCATTTGGTACGAGGAGCTTGACGAGTTTAACGGTCCTGAGGAAATCAGGATGATAAACCAATCCCTGATGCGGGGCGGCAAAGATTTTGTGGTGTTCTACAGCTATAACCCTCCCAAGGGTGCTGCAAATTGGGTAAATGCGGAGGCGCAACTTACCAGGGATGATAGGCTAATACACCACAGCACATATTTGGACGTCCCCCGGGCCTGGTTGGGAGATGTGTTCATCGCTGAGGCCGAACATCTCAAGCTGACAAAACCCAAGGCCTATGAACATGAATACACGGGAGAGGTCACCGGGACGGGTGGAGAAATATTTGACAACATCCAGTGTCGGCGCATAAGCAATGCCGAGATAGAGACGTTCGACAACATACGCCGGGGAATTGACTTCGGTTATGCTATAGACCCATTTGCATACAATGTGATGCATTATGACCGCAAATATAAGCGGTTATTTATTTTTCATGAGCATTACAAGGTTAACCTGTCAAATAAGGCGGCATACGACGAAATTGTCAAGGAAAACAAGGCCAACGAGCTAATCACGGCCGATTCAGCCGAGCCAAAGAGCATTAACGAGTTGAGGCAGTATGGGTTAAGGATAAGAGCCGTTAAAAAGGGGCCGGACAGCGTTGATTATGGCATTCGATTCCTACAGAGCCTTGAATCAATTGTCATAGATGATACCAGATGCCCCGAGACGGCCAGAGAGTTCCTTAACTACGAACTGGAAAAAGATGCAAACGGCAATTGGAAAGCCGGGTACCCAGATGCAAACAACCATACCATAGACGCTACAAGGTATGCTCTGAATGATGAGAGTATTAACTTCCGGGAGGAAGAGAAGAAAAAGCCTCAGCAGAAATACAACTGGGAACACGAAAAGCCAAAGCCGGATCCGTTTGTGGGCTCCGTGGTGGATGATAGTTATATAAACTTTGGAGGTTGACAATGGAATACGCACTCAGCGCAGTCTTGGGACTGTGTTTTTTTATGCTCCCAATGTGGGCCTACAGGAAGGGCTTAAAGGACGGTTTAGCAGTGGGCCAGGGTAAGACGCCGGAGCCCATCAAAACGCCTGTCAGGATGTACCAGGAGCATCAGGAGGCCAAGCAGACCAAAGAGGAGCAGGACTTGTTCAGGGAGGGGCTTGCAAACCTGTTGGCTTATGAGGGCAACCCGCAGGAGGTGACAAAGGATAAGTGACGGACAACACGCAAGAATGGGACCTGTACGAAAAGGGCAAGAACTACAAACGCAAAATAGACCTATACACAACTGTTAACAGAAACGAACGTTTCTATGTCGGCGACCAGTGGAAAGGCGTAGTTTCAAACGGCCTTCCAACCCCGGTATTCAACATTTTTAAGCGGGTAATCAACTACTTCATGGCCGCCATAATGAGCCAAGCCGTTAAAATGCAGTTTACTCCCCAGGACATCGGCGACGAGACAGAGGATCCACAGGAACTGGAGGTTAAGCAGGCTGCTGAGATAATTTCTGCCTACTCCGAAACCCTCTGGGAAGATGCCAAAATGGACAGTAACCTTCGCCAATGCCTTTTGGATGCGGCAATCAGTAGTGACGCTTGTATCTATGTGTGGTGGAGCCCTGAGATTGACACAGGGCAGGAAGCCATGGGCGACATGGAAATTGAGATGCCGGATAATGTCAATGTCTTTTTCGGTAATCCCAACGACCAGCGGGTGCAGAAACAGCCCTACATCATAATTTCTTTCCGGGAGCTGGTGGAAAACCTCAAAGAAGAAGCCCGGAAATATGGCGCCGACGAGAACGCAGTCAACATGATAGCTGGAGACACCGACACCACAGAGCAGTCCGGCGATATGTCAAAGATTGAACTCGACACCACCGGCGTTAATGATGGCAAGACCACGGCGATTATCAAGTTCTGGCGGGACAAGGCCACCAGGACAATTAAGTTTAACAAGTCAACCAAAGCGGTGACGATAAGGAGTGAGGTTGATACCCAGCTAAAACTGTATCCCGTTACCTGGATGAACTGGGATAAGCGTAAAAACAGCTACCACGGACAGGCTGTTGGAACCGGCTTGGTTCCAAATCAGGTATTTATCAACAAGATGTTTGCCATGGTCATGCTTAACCTGATGTATAACGCTTTTCCCAAGGCTGTGTATGATTCCAATTTGATAAAAAGTTGGAACAACCAGATTGGTCAGGCAATTCCAGTTAGTGGCCCCGAGGATATACGCAAAGTGGCCACCTATCTCCAGCCCGGGGAAATGTCCAATCAGGTGATGCAGGTCATTGATGCGGCCATAAACTACACCAAAGAGCTTGTGGGGGCCTCTGACTCAGCTTTGGGTGACGTTAAGCCCGAGAACACCTCTGCAATCATAGCAGTGCAACAGGCGGCAGCAATCCCCCTGGAAAGCATAAAGGCCAATCTTTACCAGTTCGTTGAGGACTTGGGCCAAATATGGCTTGATTTTATGTCCACATATTACGGTCGGCGCAATATTGCAATCAATGTCAAAGGTGTGCGGCAGGTTGTGCCGTTTGACTTTGACCGACTCAAAAACATGCGATTAAAACTCAAAATTGACGTTGGGCCATCCTCCTATTGGTCAGAGATTACAGCCATGCAGACCCTGGACAATCTGCTCCAGAACGAGAAAATAACCTTCCTGCAGTACCTTGATCGGGTTCCTAATGGGGTGATACCCAAGAAACAGGAATTGGTCGAGGAAGTCAAGGCCATGGATGCACAGCAGCAGTTCGTTGGTCAGATGATGGGGAACTTCGTGCAGTCAATGCCCCCGGAGGTTCAGCAAGTTATTGGGCAGATGGCCCCGGAAGAAGCCGAGCCAATGGTTCAGCAAATGATGATGTTGCCACCTGACCAATTGGAGGCTCACATAATGCAGATGATGGGAGGTGCGGCATGAAGGGCCTAATAGTCGTTCCCCATACTGGCCTATTTCACTACCAATTTGTGGTGGCGTGGACACAACTGCTATTTCACACCCGCCAATTCTGCGACCAGCTTGATTTCCGCTTTGTGGGCTCAAGCCTTATCTATGAGGCCCGGGAGCAGGCGGCAGAACATTGTCTGAAAAACGGCTATGACTGGCTTTTCTTCCTTGACTCTGACATGGAGCCGAGGCCGGACACCATAGAGAGGCTTTTAAGGCATGACAAGCCCATAGCGTCAGCCATGGCCTTTAAGAGGCAACAGCCATATTCGCCCTGCTTTTATCCCCGGGTAGATTTTGACGGTGAAAAGGCCAGTGTTCAGATGGCCGAGGACTGGACAGAGGGACTTGCAGAGGTTGAGGGTGTGGGAATGGCCTGCTGCCTGATTAAGAGAGAGGTTCTGGAGCAAACACCAAAACCCTTATTCTTCCCCATGCCGGTATTGGCCGAGGATTTGGGGTTCTGCAAGAGGGCAAGGGATGCCGGGTTCAAGGTTTACGTTGACACTTCGCTATGTTGCGGTCATATCGGCACGGAGGTTATTACAGATCGCCATTACAAGGAGTATAGGAGGCTTTATGCTGATAGGGTCAATGTTAGTCCGGAATGAGGCTGATCGATGGTTGCGGGACGTTTTAGGGCAGCTACAGCAAGTCTGTGATAAGATCATTGTTCTGGACGACTGTAGCACTGATAACACGCCTGAGATATGCCGGGAGTACGGAGCGGAGGTTTTTTACTCTGACCGCTCATATTGGGGTACAGATGAACTAAAACAGCGCAAATTATTGTGGAGTTTGGCAGTTAGCGAAGCAAGGCATGGTGATTGGATACTCTGCCTTGATGCCGACGAAACCATAGTGAGTCCTGACTTACTCATCACAGCCATTAAACTGGCCAACCACCACGGTGCTGAGGGAATAGCCTTTTCCTTGTACGACATGTGGAGTCCGACCCATTACCGGGATGATGAACTTTGGAATGCCCACCTTAGAGACTGGGTAATGTGTGTGAAGGTTCATAAACAGCGGGACTATGTATGGCGTAAAACACCTTTGCACTGTGGTCGGTTCCCGGTAAATGCCTGTACTGCCATGGTAAGCACTGGAATTAAGATACAGCACTGGGGATGGAGCAGACCGGAGGATAGGCAAATGAAGTATCAGCGGTACATGGGGGCAGACCCGGAAGGGGAAAGTGGCAGTTTGGTGCAGTATAGGAGCATTTTGGATCCTAATCCAAACCTAAAGGAGTTCACCTTATGAAAATCCTCATAGCGGCCCCTGTGCGCCAAGACGAGGAAACATTCAAGTTATATCTTCAATCGCTGGATAAACTGGAAATACCGGACGGAGTGACGGTTGACAGGTTTTTTGTTTTGCACAACTCTGAAAACCTGATTCCCTATATGGGGAAGGTTTACGGCATCCTTGAAACCAAGGACGATTACCCGAGAGATAAAGAGTCCCATGTGTGGACAACCAAGAACATACTGAACATTATCAACATGAAAAACGCCATAGCACAATATGTGATCCATCATGGCTATGATTATGTGTTCATGGTTGACACAGACCTGATTCTGCACCCTAAAACGCTTGTAACCTTGCTAGAGGCCAAGAAAGACATTGTAGCCGAGATATTCTGGACACGATGGGTGCCAACTGGCGACATGCTTCCCAACTGCTGGCTATATGACAGCTATAAGGGTGTGACTGATAGCAACGTTCGCCAATGGATTAAGCCAGGGCTTTACCGAGTGGGAATGACCGGGGCCTGCATACTGATTCACCGAAAGGTTTTCGAGGCAGGGGTGAATTACAATGGGATATACAATATTTCATACTCCGGTGAAGATAGATTCTTCGGTATCCGCGCAGCATGTGCCGGTTTTGACATTTGGATAGACACTCATTACCCCTGCATCCACCTTTACCGACAAAGTGAGTTGGAAAAATACAAACGAGGAGAGCTAAGTCACTCATTACAGGAAATAAAATAACCGGGCCTAACGGCCCATTTTTTATGCCTCACCACGGGCAGAAAGGGGATTTA